GGGTTGGTGTCGAGCGGATTGAGCCGAGACAGCTGCAGGACTCCGGGCGGGCCGGCGCCGTTGATGACCGCCCGCGCGTGCGCGCTGATGATCTCGATGAATTGGCGAACGGTGGCCTCGTCCACTTGCGCGCTCATATGATCTTCCCGCCCAATCTGAGGAATAGAGAGAAGAGGTATTTGTGCATGCGCTCGGTCGGCTCCTGGTCGTACACAGTCTGCGCCGCCACCTTGTTGATGAAGTCGTGATGCCGGGTATCGAGCCGGTTTATGTTGCGCTGGCAGTACAGTGCGACCGCCTGCCAAGTTGGTTTACCGTCGGTGCTGCGGAAATCATCGCCGCCATGCAGTCGGTTCTCGGTGTGTTGAACAGCGGCATCCCAGATCTTCTTTTTGATCTCGTCCGGCACGACCGTGCTCTTGCCCAGATTCTCGATGCCGAGGGCCAGGCCATTGATGTCAGTGCCGGCGGTCGCCAGCGTGCGCTTGAGCGCGCTGACGGCGGCGATGACTTCGCCATCGCGGTCGCTCGCGAGCAGGCGCACGACCGCCGCGATCCGCTCCTCCAGGGTTTTCTTGTTCGCGCTCATGATTTGTTGAATGGCGGTAGTGATTGCTTCGCGAGCCTTAAGTCACACAAGTTCTGTGCAACCATTCCGTCGATGACGAGCAGCGCCGCGAAGCCGATCATGGTCTCGGGGGAGGCGTCGTCTTTCTCGGCGTGCTGCCGGATCAGGTCCACCAACGCCTTCATCTCGGGCTTGAGGTACGGCCAGCTGCATTCGCCGGGCTCGCGTCGGAAATCGCGTTCGTTGATGGCCATGGCGATCTCGTCCAATAACGTGACGTCGGCAGAGACCGGGGGCTTGAAGGGGTCGTCGCTCATGTCGCGCTCCCCCAGCACCGCTTGCGGTGAGAGCATTGCTTGCACGGCCATCTATCCGGGTCGTCGTAGGCGCGCGGCAGCAGTTCGCCGGCGCGCGTCGCCTCGATGATGTTCAGGGCACGGTCGGACCAAAGCTGCGCACGTTCAGCATTGAACGGCACGAAGAAGTGCAACCACTCACAGGTGTCAGCGTTCGTGACCGTGAACAGCGCGGGATTGGTGATATCGAGGTAGGTCTGATAGAGCGCAACCTGAGCGAGATACTTCGAGTGCTTCTTCTCAAGCCCGTCGCGCTCGATTTCTCTCCAGCTCGTAGCCTTGACGCACTTGTGTTCCCATAAAAAGGGATAGACCACATAAGCTCCGGGCAGATCTGGACCGTGGATAACGATACCGTCGGCGTGTCCGCGCAAAGCCCCGCCGACAGCGCTAAAAGCAAGCGCTGTGGGCGGCGCAAACTTAAAGCCCGTTGCGACAAGGAGCCGGCGGGCGCGTTCCTCGAAGTAATGCCCGCGGTCGAAAATCTCGCGGGTTCTGGCCGGAAGCTCGGGTTTGCACCACCAGTCATACTGGATGCGGCGCATGCACTCGTCGCCGATACTGCTCGCGCCCAGATAGGGACGTGGCAATTCCGCTGTTGTGGCTGCAGCGCGTTCGATGGCGGCGTTCAGCGCGACGTTGATCGGCTCCTCCGCCAGCTTGGGCTTGTAGTAATCGAAGGCCATGACAGTCTCATTCAGATACAGTCGATCTCGTCATTGAGCTCGTCCGGCGTCATCAATGGTCCGCCCGCCGCGGCGTTGGCCTGGCGCGAGATCGCGCTCGCGCTCGATCCCCTGGAAACGCCTTCGTCGCTCAAGTCGCGCGCAATCATGCTCTTGCGGATCAGCCGCATCGCGGTGAGCAGGAATTCAATCATGGTGTCGCGCGGCCAGGCAGTGATCGGCTGCGACCAGTCGACCGTGCCACAGGTGCTCGCGAGCTCGGGCAGGATCGCCGCCACCGCGCCGGCGTCCCACGGCTCGGGATCGAGCGCGGTCAGGCGAATGACTTGCTCGGTGTCGAGCTGTTCCGCGACCGCCTGCTCGGCGCGCGTTCTGATCCACGCGAACAGCATCGCAGCGAGGATCCAGCCCCACTCGGTGTCGTTCAGCCGGCCGACGGCCGTATCGGGCGGGATGGGCCCGTCGAGCTTGATGACGTCGCGCGCAGCCTCGATGGCGGCGGCGGTTGCCCGCCGCTGCCATGCGTCCTCGATTGCGGACGGCGAGGCTTGTCCGATGACACGAGACCTTTTCATCACTGCGCCCATTTCGGCGGAGTGATCGGTGTCGCGCCCTGCGTCGCGCCTGCGGGCGCGGCGGCCGATGGCGTGGTCGCTGCGCCTGCGCCGCCACCATTGAACGGCGGCGGCTGCTCGACCAGGTGCCACTCCTTGTGTTCGGGGCCGATTGCGGCCGCCAACACGTTCTTGTCGGACCAGCTCTCGCCCGAGCCGTCGTTCTTCGGCCCGCCCTTCTTCACGCCGATCTTGGCGATGAAGATCAGGTTGTCGAAGTCCTTGAGCCCGGCCGAATAGGCCTTGCGTGCTTTCTCGCTGCTATCGCCCGGCCTGATGCCGTGTGCGCTCTCCAGGATGGTCTTGAGGCGGCCGCGGTTGGTGAGCACCATCTCCTGCTGGCCGGGGGTTGTGCCCGCCAGCATGAAGTTGTCCCAGAACTTCCGCTTCACGTACGGCCCGTCGACGATGACGAATTCGCAATCGAGCATCTCGGCGTCGCCCGCTTTCGTGCGCTTTAAGATCCCATCCTCGCCGGCATTGCCGGGGCGGAGGCGCATCTGCACGGTCGCGATCGTCCCGTGCGGAATCAACTCCGAGAAGTCGCGCGGGTCGGGAGCTTGTGAGTAATCGAACGGCATAGGAAACCTCCTCTATTTGCCGGTGGGTGAAACGCGGTTGAGAATTTTGGTGATGAGTTTTCCGAGGTCCGGCGGCTCGGTCTGGTCGAGCTTTCCGCTGCGGTCCTTAACTGGAAATCCCCACGGGTTCGGCGTCGTGCATATGAAGCTGCGGACAGGCTTGTGGTCGCCGAAGTCGATGAATTCCATCACGATGATTTCGTCGACGATGGCGCCGATCTCGCGCGGCACCTTCGCGCCCTCCATCTGGAAGCGGTACTCGACGAAGCGATTGAAGTCGTCGACGACCTTTTCGAGAATGCCGACAAAGATCACATGCTTGCCGCGCACGTGCTGTAACTGATGCAGCCACATCAGCATCTCGCGCGCATGCAGTCCGTAGACGCTGCGCAAATCCTTGGCGCCGGTGCGCTCCGAGCGCGCCTCCGGCTGCTGCTCCGCCCAGCGGAATGAGAGCCGGCTGATAGCGGTGATGCTGTCGACGAAGATCAGGTCGTAGCGGTCGAGGTTTTCCAGCGCGCCCCCGACCGCCTTGTAGTGCGCCTCGCTATAGCAGGAAGTCGGCGCAAACGACGGATTAGGTCCGCCAATGCGGACTGCGATGTTGCGCGCGGTCTGCCAGTCATCGATGCGGACAGTGTCGACCGGTACGTCCTGCACGCTTAAGTCGCCGGCCTCGCCGTCGAGAAACAGCACACGAGAAGGGACGGGGAACGTGTGCAGCTGGCTCGTCTTGCCGACGCCGGTCGGACCGGCGAGAAGGATCTTCACACCGCGGGGCTCGTTGAGCCTTTCGTCGGCGCCGATTATTCGCATGGTGTGCCCCCCTTCAAGCGTTCCGCGGCCGGCGCGCGCCTGTTGTTGGTGTCGTTCGTGGTCATCGCCTCGGCTCTGCCGACAGTCACGGTCCCAAAAATGGCAGCGCCGCCCGCGGTGCGAGCGGCGCCAAGTTCATTCGGGCAGCGTAAACCCGTCCGGCAGCAAGCCTACGCCGCGCAGCACCTGTTCAACCGGTTCGCGGCCCATTTCCGCGATTAGCCGATTCAAAGCATCGAGAGTGATCCCGGTGCGCCAAGTCAGCGGGTGAAACCGCTGCTGCGTCGGTGGATTGCTTTTTCGGCGAACTTGAACTATTTCAACCATTGTCGTAGCGGTCCTTTGGCCGCTGTTTTTGCGGGCCGGTGCGTTCGAACGGCTGTCGAACCACTCGGGACGTACCGGGCCCCTTCCTCAAATGCCGTCCTCGTATTTCCCTTCCCACGCCGACGGCGGTGCGGGGTCGGCTGTCTCGTTGGCGCAGACCTCTCTTGTTCGCGGACAGCGATGTCGCTGCCAACGCGGGCGCGCATTCACAAATTGCAGAACCTATTCCGCAGCTTCAGCCGCGGCAGCCTCGCGGGCTTTCCTCCATCGGGCTGCGGATTCGATCGAGATGATCCGGCGTCGGCCGACCTCCATCTCGTTTGGGCCTAAACCCGCTTTTTTCATCTCGTAGTAGGTCGCGGAGCTGATCCGGTGAGCGCGGCAGAACTCCTCGACGGTGAAGGCGGTGGCGAATGCCGGCGGCGGGCTGCGCGACCATCCAAGTCCCTTGGACTTGGCCGGCGCCGCACGCGCCTTCTTGCCGGTAACTTCTCCGCGCGACATGGCGGGGCTCCGCTAAAATTCACGGAGCATAGTGCGTCGAAGCGGTGCGTCTGAAAATCAAAACCTGCACGCGTTTGGAAAAATCTACACGCGCGTGCTAAACGCGTGTTAAACGCGTGCTAAACGCGTGTAGATTTTTGCGCGTCAATTGGCCCGAAGCTTGCCCCGTTTCTCCAAAACACGGGTACACGAATCCAGGGGCGCCACCCAATGCCGGGGCAGCGGTGGCTTCAGCGTCTTTAGCGTCCCAGCCTTTAGCGCGTTATCGATGTTTCGCTGCAATTCTGCCGGGCGAAGCATTGGCCAATCGTCTCCATAAATCGCCAACATCACTGCTTCGATTCGACGTTCTTGCTGTCCTAGCCTTTGCGCTTTCGCGCGCCCCTTCACATGCCCCTTTGCGACCGGCAGCCGAGTATTCTCTGCTGCTGCGGAAGGCTGCTCGGACGATTCCAGTAGCCCCTCCATGCGCAGCAT